AGTTTTAATATTTGATTGACAACATGGATTGTATTTACAGCAATTTCATCTCTATAATGATAAAGATCGCCAAGTATAAAAATGTCTTTTATCTTCTTTTTCTGTAATTCAGATTTAAGCCATTCAGCCCACTTTAGAGCTGTTTCATGCCACACAAGACTATTCTGATGTACACCAATATGTATATCGGAAATACAACAAACTTTATCTGTGCTGAGTGTTATTTCTTTATCAGCTTTCACTACTTGTATTATAATTGTCGTCGTCGCTTGGCTCTACATAAATGTTATATGTATTACCGTTTCCATCTGGGCTTAGCATTAAATCCGTATATACTTTGTCACGATATTCATTTAGTACGGCATGATGCTTATTTTCTTTCTTAATCCGATTAATAAAAGCATGAAATGCAATTGTTGTAAAATAAGAGAAGGGGCTAAACCCAGTATCAAGTCTAAACTTTTGATTACGTAATGCGGAAAACATTTTTACGATTGCATCACCTATCATATCATCCTTATAGGAGTAGTTAATAAAATTGGGTGCATAAGATAACCCGTTTGCAATCTTTGTAATACTTTCACCAAGTTTCTGTGAAACAACCCCTGATTTATAATAGACGCGTATCTCTTCTTCAAACTCTTTACCGTTAACATAATAAACCTTTTCCTTTGGCTTAAGTTTTTTACCGGTGGGCGTAACTTCTGGCGTAGCCATAACACCTTTAGACAGAATCTTTTTAAGATCTGGATCATTTTTTATCTGATCTGCATCAGCAGATTCCTTAGCTTTAGGCTTCTTGGATTTCTTTAATGCTGTATTGTATTTTTTCTTTTTCATAAAGGTTTATTCGCTTCTCCATGTGAGCAGAGCTATACTTGAAGTTATCGGCGATGTCGAATATTATAAGCTTATCCTTATCCTTATGCAAGCGAAGGCCTCGTCCTATGGATTGTACAATTTTAATCTTAGCTTTGCCGCCGCATGCAAATATAATGTAGTGTAAATTTTTAATATTAATACCGGTCGAAAATATCTTAGAAATCGCTACAACAATAACATCGGTTCTATTCTCCATTAAAGCTCTGATCTTCTCTCTTTCAGCTACTTCAACCTCACCGCGAATAAAATAAACTTGCTTGTCTGGGCATATTTCTTTAATAGTTTTATAAAGAGTCTCGCCATGCTCAATAAAGTCGATTAAAATCAGAGTATTATTTGCCAGCTTACATGATATTTTTCCAATAACATTATTTCTAAACTGACTGCGCATTAAAAAGCGCTGCTCTTCTCTATATAGATTAGCAGAAGAGATAACCGTATCTTTAAATGGATCTTCTTTAAATAATAATTTAAAAATCTGCACCTGTGCATTACTAACATAATTCTCTAATCGTAATTCGTGACTATGCTTTTCATAAATTATTGGCCCTATCTTTCCTATAATGTTCCATTGATCTATTAAATTCTCAGGCATAGTACCCGTAAAACCAAATCTAACGGGTGTTTTTATTTTCTTTATAATCTTATTAACCTCATTACCTTTTCTAATTTTATGAACTTCATCGACAATTAGACAATCAATATCCTCTATCCAAGATAAATCTGTATTTTTACTTTGTAAAATACCTAGATTGGCTACTGTTACGTTTGCGCTTCCTTCTAAAGGACAGCTTCCTGTCCATCTACGTACTGTAAATGGTACATTATATGAATTGAAATCACCTAATGTTTGCTGTACTAGACCGAGATCAGGAACAATATATAAGCAGTTAAATTTTGATCCATATAAAAGAAATAGTTTAGTTAGAAGAGAAGCTGCTGTAAGTGTTTTACCGCCTGCGGTTGCCAATACAATTGTACCTCTACCGATTGTATATGCTTTCTTAACTATCTCTTCTTGGTAATCTCTTAAGGGTAAAGTAAGCGGTACAATATTTTCACTGTAATGCGGATTAGATTTCCATTTACTTGCAGGCATTATATACTCTGTTAATCCTGACTCTGTTGTAACTTCACCAATATATTGGTTGTTAGTTAAATATTTTCTTATTTCAAAATAAAGACCGGGCTCAAATCTACCTGTTGGTGTTATTGCATATGTACGTTGTGGTAGAAATCTCCCGTAACGTTTGCGAACAAAAAAAGCTGCATCATTCTTAACAGAAAACGTTTCACGTATTTCTTCTAATTTATCACCCGAAAGAACTGCAGTTCCTTTTTTAAGGTCAAAAGAAAATGCTATCATGTCGTTTCAAGTTTAATAATATCAACAAGATTCTTAATATCATAAGACGTAGAGCTTAATGTCTTTTCCGATTTTTCTAACAACTCTATTATCAGTTCTAATTCTTTTATAGTATTATCAATATCAGTAATTTCAGTACATTTCTCTGCTGTACGTTCTACCATAGGTATTGCGAGTTTTACCGGGCTTTGTTCCTGTATTTTATCTACAATTTCTTTCTTTAGTTTTTCTCTCTTCTTACGAATCGCTACGAGCTCTAGCTTATGACGAATGCATCGGCCAGCCCATTTATGCTTTATACCGGGTAGCTTTAATTGATAGTCTTTTAAAATAAGCTCATCAATTTTTAAGTCATTTTCTAGCTCTTTTATGTAATCTTCTAGCAGCATTAACTTAAATAATAGTATATAGTTATATGAAATCAATAGGTTTATTTGAACAGGCTTTTTATAAAACATTAAGTGAAATGAATGTAGCAGGAGGAGCTACAAGCGTATTTGGTACGGTTGATTCCGGAGCTACTGGGAATGCATTTCCCGGTCATAAAGACAATTACGCGCCAAATGATTCAAGGGTTCCAAAAGTATTAGGTGCTGGCAAAAAGAAGAAGAAATTTTTTGTACAGCGACGACCATTGCCTGGATTAGTATTAAAGCTTTCTAAATAACTCGTGGATCTAGGTCATTGGATATTAAATGAAAACGTAATTATAGACGAGAATACGTTTGGCTTTATATATGAAATTACAAATACTATTACCGGTAAGAAATATATTGGCAAAAAACAGTGTAAGTCAAAATTAAAGAGAAAGCCTTTAAAAGGAAAAAAGAATAAAAGAATTGAAATTAAAGAATCAGATTGGAAAGAGTATACTAGTTCATCGACCGATTTAAACGAAGATATTAAAAAATATGGTAAAGATAAATTCTTATTCAAGATATTACGGGCATGCGGCTCAAAATGGGAATTAGCTTATTTCGAAATAAGCGAACAAATCGACAAAAACGTTTTAATGAGAGAAGATTACTATAATGGTATTATTAATGTAAGAATCGGCAGACCGCCTAAAAAATTTCTTGAGTAGTTTATATTTTCATTCATAATAAGATATGCTCAAAAAAATTGAGTTTAGTCAATATAACTTTAGGCTATTAAACTTTAACTATATTTTTGCTCGTAAAATAGAAGTTAATTTAATAAATGATCTACATAAATTTGGTTTGTTAAAAGAAAAAATTTCGGGTAGTGCAAAGAACTTTTTCTATCACCATATTATTTTAAGCTTGTGTGAAGAGCTTTTAAATAACCCGTCAACAGAAAAAACAGTTATATATTTTAATAATACCCAGTTAGATCAGTTTCATTTTTTTAAGTACTTTAAAGAAGAAGATGTGCTTAAAACGTTTAATATTGTACTCTCTAAGATAAAAAGGCTACTTCCTATAAAGATGTTTATAACCAATATCTCTTTTGATTTTTTAACTCACTTATTATCTTCCCAGGACGGTAGAGGTATAGAAATTATAAATTCTATAAGAAGTTATATGGATAGTGTTAATATAGAAAGCTATACATTTGCTAAAGTAAAGACGTTTACTAAGCAAAATGATCTTGTGTTTCTTAATAAAGAATATTTTAATCAGCTTAAGACTAAACAACTTCTCATCGTTTAATTTAATAAATATTTAAATGGCCGATACCACAATATCAGGTTTATCTAGAATTTTGTCAACCAATACAGGTGCTATAATACCTATTTCCGTCGACGGAATTACATCAGGCTTACCTGTGAGCGGTGTCATCACTGCTACTGGCGATATAGGCGGTGGGCTGCCTATTCCTGTAGGTACTACTGCACAAAGACCCGCCTCTCCGCGGTCAGGAATGCTGAGGTATAACACATCAACCTCAGCATTAGAAATTTATACAGGAACTGGATGGTTTCCGCTAGCTTTTAATAATAGCGGGGGAAATACACCCATTTTTACACCTACAAAAATAACTTATGACTTTACCGGTTCAGACGTCAATTTTACTGTACCTACAGGTGTAACAAGCTTAAGTATAAAGTTATGGGGCGGTGCGGGTTCTTCGGTTGGGGCTAATGCGCCGGGCGGTGGGGGTGGCTTTACAGGCGGTACTCTAGCTGTTACGCCCGGACAATCTTTGATTATTTCAGTCGGAGGAGGTGCATCAAGTACGCACGCTGGTGGTTATAACGGGGGTGGTAATGTAGGTGGCTCTGATTATAGTGCAACTTACGGGTCGGGCGGCGGTGGTGGTTATTCAGGCATTTTTACTACTTCTAAAACTTTTAATAATGCTATAATTATAGCTGGTGGCGGTGGAGGCGGCGGGTATGATATGGGTATGGGATCCGACAGTAGTATGGCGGGCGGACCTGGCGGCGGAATAACCGGTGGAGATAGTTATAGTCCAACTTGGGGTGCATCTGGTGGAAAGGGAGGTACGCAATCAGCCGGTGGCGTTGCAGGCCAGGGTGCAACTGGTGTCTATGTTGGATCACAATTACAGGGTGGCTTGGGGCAGGTATCCGGTGGATACGGTCCAGGTGGTGGTGGTGGAGGCGGTTATTATGGAGGAGGTGGTGGTTATGGCTACTATAGAACAGTTGCATCGGGAGGAGGAGGCGGGGGGTCAGGATATTATAATTCTTCTTTGATTACTTCAGTATCAATTTTACAAGGTGATTCTTCATTATTAAAAACTGGTAACCCTGCTAATTTTACGGATACCGACAGAGGAACTGCGGGTCAGGGTGGAAAGGGTACTAATGCTGCAGGTAGCAGCGGACGTATAGTAATTTCCTACTATCCACAATAAATAACTATATGAGCTTTAACGACAAAATATCTAAGTATATGAATCTCTTTAATGAACAGGATCAGCCTGAAGATGCAGCAATGCCTGAAGCTCAATCTGCTATTCCCGATCCCTCGAGACCTCAGTCTCAGGTTAAGGAAGAGCCTGATGCTCTCCCGCCTGAAGGTTATGTAGATATTGTTCGAATGCTTGCAAAAGCATTAGTTATGAACATCCCTCCCGGTTCAATTGATACCCTGTTCACTAAGCCTATTAATAGAGAGACCGCTACAGATGTGAGAGAAGCCTTACAGCAATCTATTGCACAGAATGAAAATTTTGAAGATAATCCTTCGAAATTAACTAACCCTCATTTTAGAAGGTTTGAGCAATCTATAAATGAAAATAATTTTATGGCAAAGTATAAAGAGATTCTTAATATAATGCAGCGTTATAGCGACGATACAAATCTTAAAACAAAATGATATGCGTAAGCCTAAGGTTAAAAAACCATACAAGTCTCTTAGCGAGATATATTTAAACGAATCATTCTCTAAACCTGTACCGGTACTTCCGCGCTCTAGAGTTTTAATTTATCGAGAAAATGCAGATGTTGTTGTTCAACAGGACCCTCCTCATGGACAGATGCATGAGTTTGAGATTAGTAATCAGCTAGCTAATAAATTAATTAACACACTTACAAGACAAAAAACGGTAAAAACTCCGGAGGGTGAAGCTTCAGTTGATTCACTTATTCAACAAGCTTTAGAAATAGATCGCTGGAATGAAGCTAATCCAAGATGGAAGCAAGTTTTAACGTCAATACAGAGTTATTTCGATGAAGCTAAGCTAAATACAGATAAGTTCTATGAGTTAATAGACTTGCAAAAAGATCCGGATAATTTAGTTCGCACTGTTTTAATTGGAAAAAGTTTAGGTTCAAATGGTGCAGTTGCTGCTTATAATTTTAATGATCTTATTCCGGATAAATTTAAGCAGCTCTTTGTAAATCCTCAAGACGCTATAGCTGTAATGGATAAAATTTATAATTATGATTTTAAAGCGAAAGTATCTGTAGGTAAAGGTGAGATTGCTTTAACATTAATATCTGATGCTATTAAGGGTGAAAAAGGCGATTTGTTTTTTAATGGTATTGGTGAAGTAGAATATAAAGCATCAAAAGCAAGACTTGGCGGTAATGTCCATGCTGTGACGTCATCTGCTAATGAGCTTTCTAAAATTTATGCTGACTCACCTGATTCACAGCAACTATCTGTAAAAGTTTTAGATAGAGCAAGAGATATGGCTTTTAAAGGAATAGAATCGTGGAAAAAAAAGCGAAGTAAAGATCCACAAGTCGTTAGTTTTCTAGATCAAGTAAAAAAAGCTATTGATGATGATGAAAATTTACCACAAATATTATCAACTATTGATAGAGTTTTAGGGCCTTATGAAACCAAGTGGGCAGCAGAACTTAAGAAATCAATACAAACACAGGTAAAAGAATATACTCGTAAAAAAGCAGGCGATGTAAAAGGTACCTTCAAGCCGGCATTTGAATCGTTCTTTAATAGCTGGCAGTCCTTAACAGATAAGCAATTAGCTCAAGGATTACTTGCTTGTAGAAATTATCCTCTGGACAAAGGTAGAGAAGCTAATATAAAGTCTGAGCTTGAAGCTTATCTCTTAAACAAGGTTAAAGATAAGAGTATATTTTCTACAAGTGAAGCAAGGCTCAGGCTTTTAGCAGCAATACATCTAGTATGCTATCATTACGTCGAAGGGTTTAAGTATATTATATTTGGTAATAATGAGACAAAAAATTTAGTTACTTTTACATTTCCTGGTAAATCTGTAGGAGAAAATGTTGAAAGCGCTTATAACTTCTTTAATCAAGTTAACGCTAAAATAGATAATTCAATAGATAATCAAGGACAAAGTGTACAAGTAACAGTTAATCCATGATAACATTTGCGCAATTTTTATTAGAAGGCGGGGTAGCCGGCCATATGGCACATCCTTTTGATCTGCCTAATGCACGTACAGGTAAAGATCTAATTAATATCTTTAATAAGCTTGTTAATAGTCTTAAGAAAAAACCTTCCTCTGTCAAGATTGACGGTGTAAATGCTTCTATTAAATTAATTACTAATGCAGAAGGTAATAAAGAGTTTGCTATGGATAGAGGTTCCAATAAACCTGAAGATGTAGAGGGTGTTACTATAGCTAAGCTTACAACAAGATTTCCTGAGGGTCATGGTATGATAGAGACCGGTAAAACAGTACTTAATATTTTTAATACCGCTATACCTAATATAGAGCCAGATCTTAAAAAGCTTAAAATGTGGAATAATCCTAAAATTCTTTTTAATATGGAATTTGTGAAAGGTGCAACCAATGTAATTGGTTATGCTAATAACTTCTTAGCTATACACGGATTAAATGAGATTATAGAAGTTAAGAGCCCGGTACGTGGTAGTGTAAGAAGAGCATCACGCGAAATACCATATGATAAAAAAGCATTATTATCTTTGATATCTAAAGTTAATCCTATTGCTAAGAAGTCTGGTTTTGATGTAGAGCACGAATTTACTGTTGAACAAGGTAATGTAAATTTTAATGATGTGTTAAGTTCAAAGTTTACAGTTAACTACGACACAAAGAATATTGTTACCAAGCCTTTAAGCGAATGGTTAGCTAAGGCTATTAATCCTCGAGCTGATAAAATTAAACTAGCTTCCGGTAAATCTATTAGCGCTATGAGTCTAGAAAATTTTAAGAATATAACTAATGGTGTACCTATGCATACCTATATCGGTAATAATAAAAAAGATATTGAAAAGTCTATTAATGGTGCATTGTTCTATTATGCGACAATTAAATTAGGTGATAAGATTAAGCAGGCTGCTAATTCAAAGCTCGGTAGCATCGGTAATCAGGAGGGTATAGTTGTAAGAGATAATACTATATCAGCTAACCCAGTTAAAATAACAGGGAGTTTTATTACTGGAAAAGAAGCTGGTAAATTTGCTAATAGAGGTGAAAATGAGGAGTATGGTATTAGAGGACAGTTAGCAAATATGGATAGGGTTAATAACCGTCCAAATTATCAAACTGCTCCACCCTATAGTAAGGATATTTTACAAGGAAGATTGACACCGGGAATGCCTATATGAAATTTGATGATTTAGTAAATGAAATATTAATGCCTCAAAAGAATAACCTTATAGTTATTTTTCCAGGCCGCTTTCAACCCTTTCATATTGGTCATAAAAAGTTTTTTGATATAGCTAAAAAGCAATTTCCGGGTGCTGATTTTTTTATAGCTACTTCCGATATACCGGCTAAAGGTGCTGATAAAGATCCAAGCAGATACCCTTTTAATTTTAATGAAAAAAAACAGATTATGTTAGCTGCTGGTATTCCTGAACAAGAAATTAAGCTCGTTAAACAACCCTATAAGCCT